ACCTTGACCTTCGATGCAGCCACGTAGTCCGATACGTGGGCGTCGGACTTCCCACGCCACGCCTCGATTGCGTTAGTCCGAATGGCCTCGTCATCGTCTCCATTGTTGGGGTGCAGCGGCATGAGCACGCCAATGCCGCGAGCGCCAATCACGCCGATCGGCTTGCTGCACGAATCACCAAGGATCAGGGTAACGCCTGCCATCCCACCGTCTTTATCCGATCGGCCCAGCGCCTCGGCCATGTTCAAGAGACGCTTTGGGTCGATTGTCACAGCGCGGCATTCATCGTTGGCCGGCACTGAGCTGAGAACCTGGTCCAGGCAGCGGGGAAACCGATTGGTCTCCTCGAAGTCATCCGGCTCCAGTGCGGCGATCATGGACATGGACACCGCTTCCTTGGGCTCGCCGTCCCGCACATTGCGAACCGATCGACTCCAGGAGCCATCCAGCTCCGCATAGACGCACTGGCCCTCGCCAGGTGCCTTACCCTCAACGGCATGCCGCGGCACAAGGCGCATGCGGTCAACCTTGCCGCTGGCGACCGTAAACACGGCACAACGACCATCCGTGGCCACAATCCGCACGTCATCGCACGTACTGCCTGGGTAGACCAGGATGTTCGAGAGCGCATGCAGAATCGACTCACTGTCGGTGCACTTCAGGATCGGGGTAGTGATGGGGATTTGACAAGTCAACTCGTTCATGGCAAACATCTCCAATTGGGTAACCTAGGTGCCGTATGGTCTGACGGACACCTTGGCAAAGTCAACGCCAGGGTGGCGAAGCCAAAGCCATATCATTGCGCTGGCAGGCCCTTCCGCAAGCACCGTCCAGCGCTCACTGCGGCCCTGCGGGAAGGACTAACCCGGCAACATGCCGGAGAAGACGGATTCCGCATGCTCGTCTTGCGGCTTACCGTTCCGCTTGGGGCTATCCTTGGTGGATAGCTTGGCTTTGTTGGCCCTGATAAAGTCCAAGATCTGGTCCTTCTGGGCGAGCAATCGCTGCCATTGCTCTCCGTATAGCGTCATTGGCCAGCGCTGTAGTCCATATACGCTGACACCCCCTTTTTCGCTAACCTTGAAGCTAATCGCTTGTGCTGGCGCCTCGAGCTTCGCCAGTTCCTCGCACGCTTGCTTCTGGTTCATCTTACCCTTAGCGACAAGGGTAACAATCTCTTGCACGGTGTAGGTACTCATAGCGTTTCTCCAAGGGTTCGTGTCGGCCAGGCGGCCGTCGGCGGCCGTCGGCGGAAGTCGCCGGTCGGCCGATCGAATCATCCGGCCGGGTCAAGTACCGATGTCGAAAAACGGTGCAAGTCGTTGAGCCGCAACAATTTGCGGCGCAAACTGGACACTTCGTTTGTGGCAAATGCTGAACGTCCGTCCACCAAAACGGCCGGCGACATGCTGCGGCCCAGGCGGCACGGCGCCAAAGCCGCACCAAACGCACCAGGATCGCGCAGGCTGCGACCGAACGCGTCCGTGTGACTCTCGACACGTTCGCCCGCCGGATGTCCCTATTGGACCTTTTCGGCCGGACAAGGGGATGCGTTCACATAAACGTGCGCTTATGGGATGGATATGGGTCGCTGACCGAAGTGGACACGACGCAAACCGTTGTGCCCAAACGACTTGTAACGACCCGCGAGACACCAGCCCGGCCCCCCCAGTGGCGGCGACCATAAGTAACCTTCCCCCACCGGAGTTTTTCACGTTTTTGAACTTTGGCAAGATGGGCAAGGCGTAGCGGCAAGCCGTTTGATGCGAACTCGATTGCGCACGAGTTCAACTGACTTTGCTTCGTGCTTTTAACCCAGAATGGTGGGTTTGAGAGAAAAGGCCCACGTTCTTGAGTCGAGGCCAGGTTTGAAGCTTCTGCTTCGCACTATCTGGCTTTGCCAGGTTGTCGTCCTGGCGGTGGTCAGCGGTTTTTAGTCGCTGACCTGTCGTCGGGCGGTGTTTTCTGGCGTTCGCACCGCGATAACGACCAAGAAGTGGCCCAAGAGATCGTCCCGATCGACTCGTTTTAACCCTCGCCGTTTTGGCCCTCGGGCCGCGGGTGGCTGGTTCTAGCGCCTTTTTCCCGCTTTTGCCAGTCAGAGGCTAGTGTTTCTTACTATACAGAAGATTGGCCTTTACTTGCAAGAGAATTTTGGCAAGAATTCTGACGTTCGGCGTGGATGTTTAAGAAGTTGTCTCGCCGAGCAGGCCCGCCGGTTCTCTCTCCAAGGGTTACGGCGGGTTTTTATTGCGCAACAGAGAGTACGGAGGGTGCGCAGGGAACAGAGAGTACGGAGGGTGCGCAGGGAACAGAAGCGGTTAAGAGGGTGAACTCAGCCGCTTTCACGAGATTTTCAGCGAGTCCAGCTTGTCTCGCCAGCATTCCAGCAGCGGTTTGCCCGACAGAATTGCGCCAGCGTAGTCGATTTTTGGGTCGATTTCGCTTACCAGTGGCGCGTTGTTCTCGGTGTGCCCCACGACGTGCAGGATTTTGCCGTGAATTTCGATCCTGGCACCGATTGGGTGCCTTTTGGGCGGCGGTTCTGGGATTGGGCGGCTTGCGAGCAGCCATCTTTTCAGGATGTCGCGGTCTCTTCTGGTCATTTGCTGGAATGGTGGCATGAAAAATCACCCCAGAATCACCCAGGCGCCTTTGCTGCGCCGCCAAGGTGTGGGAAAAGGTGTGGAAAGGTGTGGGTTCTCGCTGCCGTGCGGCGATTACGCCAGTTTTCGCACGATCGCCTGGACACTTCCGAACAGCGATTCTGGCTTTTCATGCTTGTCGGCGAAGAACTCGTCCGCGGCGCGTTTGCATCCGGGGATCGACAGAAAATTATAGTCGTCGATCACGATTACGCCTCCTGGAATCATTCTCGGCCAGACGTGTTCCAGGCTGATTTTGATGCTGGAGTACAGGTCTCCGTCGAGATGCGCGAATGCGATGTACTTCGGGAGCTGCGCCGGCAGCGTTTCCGCGAACCATCCTGGGTGGATGATCGGCAGAGGCTTGCCGGCGTGGCCGTGTGGGAGGCCGAAGCGGGCCGCGAAGGTTTCGATCACGTCGTCCTGCGATGCGCAGACCTGGCCTTGCGCGGCCAATGATTTTGTGCCGAAGTCCTCTGGCGAGTGTTCCGGCAGGCCCTCGAAGCTGTCGTAGACGTGGAGTTCCCACCGGTCCCCAGTGAGAACATTCCCGGTATTCATGGCGTACATGATGCACTTGGTCAAAAACGCGGCCGTGGCGCCTTTGTAGCAGCCGAGTTCGACGGCGCCGAAGTAAGGGAACTGGAAAGCTCCGAACATGCGGGACATATCTCGTGGCGCCGGCGCCTGGAACGTGAGGTATATGGCGCACAATTCAGCCGCGGCCTTTGCCTCCATCACGGCCCAGAACAGGTGCACGAGGTGGACCGGGTTCTGGTTTCCGTCGCCCTTGAACGTGCGGAAGTGGATTTCCTCGATGATGTCGGCGTTCACTTTCGCCTCTTGGTGTTCTTGGCGATTTTCGGCCTTCCGGTCGATGAACTGCTCCAGCCGGCGAAAAATCCGACGCAGAGTTCGTTGGTCTTTCCGTGGGATACCACCTTCACGATGGCGGTCCATACGAAATGCGCGTACACGACGATCGACTTTGATGACGCGATGCCGCGCGGAAGCGACGTGCACGAAAGAGCGCGCTTTTTGTCGATCGGAACGATTCGATCAGCGCCGATCGGCGAGTCTTTGACGTTCATAACCACCGCGCCGGCCAGCGAAGGCGACGGCAGGACCACGATGCGATCGTTGTTCTTGACTTCTCGCAGATCGACTACCGGCGGGTACGGCGTGATTTTGGCGACCGGCTTGCGGCGCGCTCTTTTGGCCATGATTTAGTCCGTGTTCGCCGCGCGGCGCCTCGATCCCTTGTGCCGGCCGCGGAAGTACGCCAGGTACTCGGTGACTATCCGGGCGTCGTAGTCGAACACGTTGCGCATCACCTTCATCGGCTTGCGCACGTACCCGTTCATTTGCGCGTAATGGATTTGGTGCGGGCTGACCTGGCAACCATTGTGGTTCAGGTACGAGACGAGGTCGCTCAGAAGCATGGACCACACTTTAATGGCAATCAATGCGACGATGCAAGTAGTTTTTCTGAAAACCGGCTTTTTGCACAGTTTTTTGAAGCAACTGCTATTGCGTGACGGCGACCATAAGTTCAAGAATTCGTGCGTGAGTGCTCTCGGTCATGCGCCGGACCGGGATTTTAATGCCACGCGCCGACATCGACGACATCGACCCCAAGGACTTCGAGCCTGAAGGCGATTCACAACAGGCTGACCAAACCACCGCCTCGAACGCGACCGAGGGTGCCACCAGCGCCGAGGGCACTCACACCCCTTCACCCGACGTTTCGGGCGAGGCGACTTCTACCCAGGCCGCCGAGGCGACTTTCCGCGATACACTGGTGCAGTCGCACCCGGAGTTCCGCGACCTCGACGACACGGCCATTCTCGACCGGCTCGTAAGCGCTTACGCCGGATCGTCGCAGATGCAGACCAGGCTCCAGCAGGAAGCCGCCGCCGCCAGGTTCTACTACGACCAGCTTCAGCGCCAGATGGGCGCGGGTCAGACGCAGCAGGTCCAGCAGCCCTCGCCGCAACAGCAAGCCGCCGCGCAGGCTGCCGAAAAGGCCAAGTGGTCGGCGCCGGAATACGATCCGGGCTGGATGCAGCTTGTCAGGCGGGATGACAACGGTGCGCTCGTCGCCGTTCCAGGCGCGGCCCCGGACCTTCCTCAGAAGATCATGGCCTACGCCAACTGGAAGGCCAACCAGGAACACAAGTTCTGGCAGAATCCGCACGAGTTCATCCGCGACGGACTCTCGGATTACATGCGGGACATCGCCAGGGAAGTTGCGGCCGAGAACGTCCAGAACTACAGGCTCCAGCAGACCGGGGACGCCCTCTACGAGCAGAACAAGGGCTGGATTCTGGCACACGACAAGGACGGCAGGCCCTTGAGCGATCCGGCCACCGGCGCGCCGCAACTCAGCCAGGAAGGTGTGCAGGCCCAGCACATCTACCGCGAATTGCTGGCAACCGGCATGAATGATCCGGTCCGGGCGTTCGCCATCGCCAAGCAGATCGTGCGCGCCAACCTGATCGAACAGATGGCCGCCAGCGCGACACCGGCTCCTCCGCCGGCCGAAGTGCAGAAGAAAAAGAACAACGAATTTCTGCAAAGGGCGGCTCGCAGGCCGAGTACGAACGGAAGCCGCGAACGGCCGGAATTCAACGGGAATCCGCGGCAGGCGGTGCGCGCCAGCAACTTTTCGGACGTTGCGCTTCGGCGGTTCGCCGAAGCCGGGTTTGGCCTGGAAGACAAGCCCGTGGGCTGATAACGCAACCTTTTCTCGGGGATAGAGAATCATGCCTGAATGGGAACGGGTCGTAGCGACCACGATCAAGGACTACATCAAGGGCTTCGAGGAGGATACCCTCCGCAACCGGAAGCTGCTGGCCATGCTCAAGCAGGGAGGGCGGATCACGTTCAACCACTCGGGGGACGGACTCCAGTGGACCGTGCGGTGGCAGCAGGCCGACATGACGGTCAACAACGGCGAACAGTCGCTGACGTTCGACCGCCAGAAGCGGTTCAAGACCGCCACTCTGGACTACGAAGGCTACGCGCTCACGGACGCCATGACCAAGCGCGAAAAGCTCAAGAACCGTTCCGTGCACGCCATCGTGAAGTATTACGACAACATGATCGGCATGCTCATCACCGACCTTGAGGAACAGTTCGGCGCGGAACTCTATATCGACTCGTCCGCGTCCGGGAACACCGGCCGGATCAGCGGCATCGAGACCATGATGGGCATCAACGGGACCATCAACATCACGACCGGCGTGCAGCGCAGCGCCAACGCGGCCGACGTGGTCGGTTCTCCGAGCGACACGTATGCCGGGCTGCTGACGAACCTGGGGAATTACGACGGCAGCCAGTCCAGCCAGACCGACATCGCCACGACCTGGCCGGCCGGAACCCCGAGCGGGCCGGAATACGATTTTTGGGCGCCGATCGTCTACAACTACAAGTCCACGGCGTGGGGCGGGGCCACGGCCACCTGGGCCGACAACTGCGTCAAGAGCACGCGGTACGCCCTGGCGCACTCCAGGCGGAATATGTCCGCCAAGGGCGGCGTCAACTTCATCATGATGGACCGCGACCTGTACCGGCAGTTCTGCGACAAGTACGACTCGAAGGAACAGCTTCGGGTCGGGCGCGGCGACGACTACGGGCTGCTGTCCCTCGGGTTCTCGGACATGGTCCGCTTCGACGGCGCCGAGGTCACGAGCGAGTTCGGAATCCCGGCGACCGTCTGCTACGGGTTCAACCTGAACTGCATGGAAATGCTGTCCATGCAGGATTCCATGTTCGTTTCCGAGGGGCCGGAGTACGACATGGCGACCAGATCGTGGCGGGTCGTGGTTGACTTCCTTGGCCAGTTCAAGTTCGCCAGCCCCAGGCACTTCTTCAAGGGCGATGACATCGCCTAGCGTTTGATTGACCGATTGCAACTCTTTTCGCGTGAGGACCACCCGAAATGGCACGAGATGAACTAGGCACCATTCCACGAGGCCAGACCGCCGGCGCGGCCGCCACCACGGACCTCGTCCACCTGGAAGGCGTCGAACGCTGGTTCGAGGACATCGACTACACCAACCCTCCCAAGCGGCGCAGCAACCGGCGCGTGCTCTGCCGGCTGGTTCGCAACGTCTCGGGCGTGGCGATCAAGGGTAAGCGACTGGTGCTTTTCAAGGCCGCCACCGGCGGAAAGAACGTGGACGGCTATGCTGCCACCGACCGCGTCTACTCCGTGCCCGCGGATGAGTTCCTGCCAAGCGGAGGCGCCGCCAACAGCGACTTGTTCTGGATCGTGCTCAAGGGCCCGGCCATCGTCACCACCAGCCCGGCCGCAAACGCCGAGAACGTAATCACGGAAGGCGACATCATGGTGGCACTGACCGCCGCCGCCAGCACGCATTCGACGACCGCCGGCCGCGTGGTGTCCGCGACCTGGACCGGGGCCAACAGCACCGGAGCCGTGCTCGCCAACAACATCCTGAACTGCATCGGCCGCGCGCTTTCCGCGGCGACCACGGCCAACAGCGACTCGGACCTCTTGGTGGACGTGTCGATCCGGTTCTAGTGATTCCGTGAATCCGGCGCGTCCAGCGCCGTGCCGGACCACAGCGCTCGTTCTTTCTCAAAATTCAGGAGTCCAGCATGATCGACCGGAAATTCCGGCTCGGTATCTTCACGTTTTCATACGCCGGCAACGGCGGTTGGGCCGCCACGCATCCCGACGTGATGAAGTGGCTCGTCAAGACGGTCATTGCCTGCAAGGACGACCCGAACCTTGACGGCCAGAGCGTCTACGAAGACCTGGTCGATACGCCCATCACGATGAGCCGCAACCGGGCGGTCGAGATCGCCCAGAGAAACCAGTGCGACCTGGTGCTGATGGTCGATTCCGACATGGCTCCTGATCTGTACGTCGAGACCGACAAGCGCGCCAGGCCGTTCTGGCCGACCGCATTCGAGTTCTTCCGAAAGCACTACGACAAGGGGCCGTGCGTCATCGGCGCGCCCTATTGCGGGCCGCCTCCGCACCCGACGCTGGGCGGATCGGAGAACGTCTACGTGTTCCAGTGGCGGAACATCGAGACCGGCACCGAGAACGACGACTGGTCCCTGGAACAGTTTAGCCGCGAAGAGGCCGCCAAGCGAGCCGGCTTCGAGGACGTGGCGGCCCTGCCGACCGGGCTGGTCTTGTTCGACATGCGGGCCTTCGACCTGATCGACAAGCCGTACTTCTACTACGAGTACGAAGGCGCCGGCGAGGAGTGCCCGCATTGCCACCAGCGCGCCAGGGGGCCGGAGTCGCGGAAGTGTTCCACCGAGGACGTGACGGTGACCCGCGACATCAGCATGAATTGTCTGATCAAGAACGGGTACAACCCGCTCTACGTGGCATGGGACTCGTGGGCCGGCCACCACAAACCGAAGTGCGTGGGAAAACCCAGGTTCTTCACGGCTGATAGGGTCTCCCGAAAGCTTGTCAACGCCGTCAACCGAAATCACCGGGAAAACGACCGGCTCGTCATGGTCGATCACGAAAGGTTCGCGCCCAACGCCAATGGCAGGTAAGCCAAGAGAACCCGGAGAACCATTTCCGGCTGGACCGCCCGAACGGACCCTGGCCCAGGGCCTGATGGCCAGGATGCGCGGCGAGTTCAAAAAAAGGACGCGCGATAATCGCCGGGAGATGGTGATTCGGCCGACCGGCATGTCCAGCGCGCCGCGCCTGGAGGAAATGCTGGAACTGCTGTTCGCCCAGGCCGGAGGCCCGCACAAGTTTGCCGACATGATCTGGAAGGACTACGCCGGATCAAAACCCGGAAGCCTGCAACGTCAGCGGTTCGCCAGCGACATCTTCAGGCTCTGCCAGGCGGCCACCAGAATCTCGGAAGGCCGCCAGGCGATGGCGGACAGCACGGCGACGGACCAAGACCTGGAACGCGAATTGAAGTCGCTGGTATCGGAATTCGACGCCGAAAGCGCCAAGAACATGATCGCCGAAATGGGCACGGAGGTCGAGAAGCTGGAGGCCGAGACCAGGCGGCTGCGCTCCGAACTCCAGGTCGCGCGGGAGAAGCTGGCCGCACTCGCCGGCGAAGGGCACGCCGATGGCTAAATACTTCAAACGCCCGCCCGCGCATGTCGTGTCGCGCGAAATGACGGAGAAGTACGCCGAGGAAATGCGCGCCGAGGCTCAGCGGTACGCCAGGGTCAACTGGAACGAAGGATCGGAAATACCCGATTCGGTTGACCGCGGCTTCGACACGCTGGCCACGGAATGGAAGCGCGATCGCATCCGCGACCTGGCCCGCATGATCGCCACGCGGCGCATGGAAACGCTCAGGCTGTACGAGCCCATGCCTTCGCAACTGGCGTTTCACAAGTCCATCGCCCCGGAGCGCATCATCCGCGGGTCAAACCGCTCGGGCAAGACTTCCGCGGTTGTCGCCGAGATCGCATGGGCCGCGACCGGAACGCACCCCTACCAGGCTTACCCCAAGACGGGCGCCGTCATCTACCTGGTGGCCAAGGACGGCAAGACGTTGTCCGAAGTGTTTTACCGCAAACTCCTGAAGGGCGGCGCGATACGAATCATCCGCGACACGAAAACCGGGCTGTGGAGATCGTGGCGCCCGTGGCTGGAAGAGGATGCCAAGCGCGCAGACGAAGTCAGGCCGTCCCCGCCCATGCTGCCGGCCCGCTGGATCAAGGGCGGGTTTAAGGGCATCTCGTGGGAGAGCGCCAAGGAAAAAATCCCCAGTAAATTGACCACGATCACTGACTGCGAAATCCGGTTCTTTCCGGGAGGCGCGCCGCCACAACAGGGGTCCGACGTGGACCTGATCGTGTTCGACGAGGAAATCACCGATTCGGAGTGGTACACCGAGAGCGCCGCCCGGCTGGTGGACCGCAGCGGGAAATTCGTCTGGTCGGCGACCCCGCAGACCGGAACAGAACAGCTACTCGACCTTTCGGAGCGTGCGGCCAAGGAAGCCGGAAAGCCGTACCCGCTAGCGGAGGAATTCTTCGTCACGATGGCGAAGAACCCCTACCTGACCGACCAGCAGAAGCAGCAGATCGCGGCCAAGTACGAAAACGACCCGGAGGCGTACCGCGTGCGCATCCTCGGTGAGTTCGCCGCGCATGCCTACCGCATGTACCCGGAGTTCCACCGGGAAACCCATTGCGTCATGCACGAGGAGTTCCAGGAGAAGTACCCGAACGGCCTGCCGCAGCACTGGACCCGGTACATGGTCGTCGATCCGGGCCACACGATCTGCGCGGTCCTGTTCGCCGCCGTACCGCCTACCGAGGAAGGCGACTTCTGCTTCCTGGAGGACGAGTTGTACCTGGCGCAGTGCACGCCCAGCAAGTTCGCCGACGCCGTCTACCACAAGACGCTCGACAAGCAGTACCAGGCTTTCATCATCGACGAGCACTACGGCCGGCAGACTCATCTCAGCAGCGCGGCCGGCAAGACCGTCAAGGACATTCTTTCCGACGCGCTCAAGGAGCGCGGGGTGAAGTCGCAGGCCACGGGACACGGGTTCTGGCCGGGCCACGACGACGTGAAGGCCGGATGCTCGATGGTCCGGGAATGGATGAAAATCCGCACCAATGGAACGCCCAAGCTGCGGGTCATCTACGAAAAGTGCCCGATGTTCCTGTACGAGATCGACCATTATCGCAAGAAGCGAATCAACAGGATCATCACCGACGAACCGGACCAGCGCAAGAACAGCCACTTGATGGACGATTTGCGGTACCTGGTCTGCGCGAACCCGAGTTACGTCAAGCCGAAGGCCCCGGTCAAAACCAAGTCGCCGGCCGTGCTCAGGTTTGAGCAGAAGAAGGCCAAGAGGAAGAAGTCCCACGGGTTCGTGAATCTCGGACCCATCATCGTTTCAGCCTGAAAGGAGAATCATGTCCACCGTGAAAGACAAAGACCCGGAGGTGCTGGAGCACTTCCTGATGCCCAAGCCGCTGGTCGGCGACATCGTCTGGTGGTTCGTGGACGCCAATACGACCGTCCACCCCAGGCCCTGCATCGTGGTCGAGGTCGGCCTGAACACGCTCAAGCTGGTGGACCTGGCGCCGGGCACCTGCGGAACAAGCCGCCGCGGAGTGCGTCACGTCAACGATCCGATCCTGTCGAGGGCCTTGGAAGCCAAGGGCAACGGCGGATGGGATTTCAGGCGCCGCGAGACGCCGCCGCAGTTTTCGGGCGACCTGGCCGCCCTCACGGACCGGGTCGAGTGGCTTGAGGCCCGCGCCACGGCGGCCGACAAGGCCGCGCGAAAGGGGTAATCCGTGCCGATCGAAGCCGAGCACCCGCTGCGCCCGCTGTGCAAGGCGTGGCTGGAAAAAAAGAACCTGGCCGTGAAGCACAAGCGCGCCAAGTTCCAGGAGTTCGCCGACGAGTGCATGGCGTTTTTCAACGGCCCGCACACGTTCATGTGGGACTCCGACTATATGTACGGCAAGGGCAAGAAGCGCGGCTTCGTCAGCCAGGGGGATGACGACGAGGAAAGCATCGCCCCGACGTTCCGGTTCACGATGAACAAGATCGCCGAGGGCGTGCAGCTTTTCGGGCCGGCGCTTTACGCCAGAAACCCGGTCCGGCAGGTCACGCCCAGAAAACTGCCGGCGATGACCGACGCGGCGGCGGCGCTGCTTCCGCCCGAACTGGCGATGGTCTCGCAGATGCCGCCTGAAATGCAGCAGACCATGCAGCCGCAGATGATGGCGCTCCAGCAGTTCCAGCAGCAGATGGCCGCGCAGCAGGCGGCCTATACCCAGGAGAACGCCGTCAAGTCGGTCACGGCCGAGTTGATCTCGACCCTCCAGAACTACACGCCCAACGAGACGGACCTCAAGGGCGAGTCGCGCATGGTGATCGACGAAACGATCATCAAGGGCATGGGGAACTGGTGGACCGAGTTGTACGAGCCGTACCCCGGCGCCGCGCCGATCATCGGCAGCTTTTACGACACGTTCGACAACACCCTCTACGACCCGGACGTGGAGCGGGTCAAGGATTGCACGTTCATCATCCGCGAATGCACGCATCCAATCTGGCAGGTCGAGGACGAGTACGGCTGGGAGCGCGGCAGCATCAAGGACTCGCTCAAGGAATCGGGCAGCCGCTCCGCGCGGGAGAGTCTCCGCGCCCAGGCCGAGAACAGCACCGACCCGGACGAGAAGAACAAGCGCAAGAAAGGCGAGGCAAACGACACCATCACCTACTGGAAGATTTACTCCAAGATGGGGATGGGCGACCGGCTGACCGGCGTGGACCCGGATTTCAAGGACACGCTCGACGAATTGGGGGACTACTGCTACATCGTCGTGGCCGAGGGAATTCCGTGCCCGCTGAACCTGCCCGATTCGCTTCTGAACGCGGCGCCGAAGCCGGACCCATTGGGCATGGTGGACGAACAGGCCATGCAGGCGTGGAAGGAATCCGTGTTCAACGCAGTACAATGGCCGATCCCGTTTTGGGCGGACGGTGACTGGCCTTGCACGGAGTTGTGCTTCCACCAGGTTCCGAATTGCGTCTACGGCATGGGCCACTTCATGCCGGGCCTGGGCGAGCTGCGATGGCTCAACTGGGCCATGTCGTTCCTGGCAAACAAGGTTCGCACCTCGTGCGGAACCTATATCGGCGTCCTCAAAGCCGCCGGCGAGGAATTGAAGAAGCAGATTCTCAGCGGCGGAGACCAGAAGGTCGTTGAACTGGAGAACATCTTCGGCCGCAGCATCAGCGACGTAGTGTCGTTCCTCCAGCAGCCGCCATTCCACGGCGACATCTACAACGTGATCGCCGCCGTGGCGGAAGTCTGGGAAAAGCGGGTTGGCCTGACTGAATTGGCCTACGGCCAGACCGGCAGCCAGTATCGCAGCGCCGCCGAGGCCAACGTCAAGCAGGCCAACTACTCAATCCGGCCGGAGGACATGGCCTCGTGCGTGGAGGACGCCATGACCCGCCTCGCCAGGAAGGAGGCGATTGCCAGCCGCTACCTGCTGTCCGGTGAGCAGCTTGTGCCGATTCTCGGCAGGGCCGGCGCCTCGCTGTGGGACCAGTTCGTGGCCACCAAGGACATGGACTACATCATCCGGGAGTTCGATTACCGCATCGAGGCCGGAAGCGCTCGCAAGCCAAACAAGACGACCCGCATCGACCAGATGAACGCGGCCGTCCAGAGTTGGGGTCCGGTGCTGAGCCAGTGGGCGATGGGAACCGGGAACGTGCAGCCCTTGAACGCGCTCCTGGAGGACTGGTGCAAGGCGATGGACATCGACGCGACTCGGTACATGCTGCCGCCGCCGCCTCCGCCCCCGCAAGTGGACCAGGGCGAGTCGCCGGGGACTTCCG